GAATAAAAGCAAAAAACTAAGTTTAAAAAAATATAGAGGTCAAGGTTAATGGCTAAAAAAGTAAAAAAGATTAGAGCACCTAAAGGTTTTCATTTTATGAAAAAAGGTAAAAGTGTTGCAATAATGAAACACACTGGTAAGTTTAAAAGGCACAAAGGTGCAAGTCTTACTATAGATATACCTTTAATAAAAGAACATAGAAAATAGTGGTTAAGAAAAAAGCTAAACCTAAAAGACCAGGACTCTGGGCTAACATACATGCTAAACGTAAACGTGGTGAACGTATGCGTAAAAAAGGTGCTAAAGGTGCACCGACCGCTGCACAAATGGCTGCTGCTAAACGAGGTTCAAGAAAGAAAAAACGCTAATGGCTATGTCAGATAAAGAAAAACAAGAAATGTTAAGTAGAATGACAGCTTCTCCTATATCTCCTATGGAGATGATGAACCCTCTGTATAAATTTGATGAGATGGTCCGTGGTGCAGCTATGAATGTGATTGGACCAGCTAAGTTTAAAAGTGCACTTAAATTAATTCCCACTATAGTAGACAAAGGTGATAACTTAAAAGATCTATTAAAGTTTGATGACTTCTTAATGAACTTAGGTACAAACGAAAGAAAAGAATTAGCAGGGGTTGCTTTACCTAAAGTTTTAGAAGGACAAAGGAAAACAGAAAGTATTATGCGGTCTGATGTGTTAGGTAACCCTAACGCTAGTGCTACAACTATACGTAACTTAGAATTAAATGAAAGACACTACGGTTCAATGGCACGTAAATTACAATCCATTTTAGACGACACATATCAACCTATGCAGTCAGGTGGTTTAGCTACCTTACTTTAATATTGAAAAAACAATTATTAGAACAACTACCTGAGGATCTCCTCAAGGAACATCTAGAACTTACCGAAAGGTTAGCCGAGATTGAACGAGTAGAAACTTGTCAAACTAATTTTTTAGACTTTGTCAATAGTCAATGGCCACAGTTTATAGCTGGTAATCACCATGCTAAAATGGCAGAAGCTTTTGACCGTATAGCTAACGGTAAAATAAAAAGGCTTATTATTAATATGCCTCCTCGTCATACTAAGAGTGAGTTTGCTTCTCATTACTTTCCTGCTTATTTAGTAGGACGTAACCCAAGTTTAAAAATATTACAAGCCACACACACCGCAGACTTAGCAGTAAAGTTTGGTAGAAAGATTAGGGACTTAATGTTAACAGATGACTTTCAAAAAATATTCCCTGACGTACTAATTAACCCAGACTCCAAGGCAGCAGGTAAATGGGAAACTCAAGACAAAAGAGACGCTAAACGTAAAGGTGAATATTACGCAGCAGGTGTGGGCGGTGCACTAGCTGGTAGAGGTGCGGACTTATTTATTATTGATGATCCACACTCAGAACAAGACGCCATGAACCCTAAGTCTATGGAAGATACTTACGAGTGGTACACCTCTGGACCACGTCAACGTTTACAGCCAGGAGGTGCTATAGTTATAGTTATGACTCGGTGGAACGTAAATGATTTAACAGGTAGACTTTTAAAAGATGCAGCACGTGACCCGAAAGCAGATCAATGGGAACTTATAGAACTACCTGCTATACTACCGAGTGGTAATCCTCTGTGGCCAGAATATTGGTCAAAGGAAGAATTAGAAAGTGTAGAAGCCACACTAAGAGGAGGACCTAAGTGGCACGCTCAATACATGCAGAATCCAAGTAGTGAGGAGGGTGCACTTATAAAGCGTGATTGGTGGATGACATGGGAAAAAGAAACACCACCTACTTGTGAATATTTAATACAAAGTTTTGATACAGCTTTTTTAAAACGTGAACTAGCAGACTACTCCGCTATAACTACTTGGGGTGTATTTTATCCTGAGGGTAGTTTAGGTGAACATTTTTACGATGGTACTAGCCCACACATTATTTTACTAGACTCTATAAAAGGTCGTTATACTTTTCCTGAATTAAAAGCCATAGCCTTAGAGCAATATCATGAATGGCAACCTGACGTAACTATTATAGAAGCTAAAGCTAGTGGTATGCCTTTAACTCAAGAGCTACGTAATATAGGTATACCTGTACAAAACTTTACACCGTCAAAAGGCAACGATAAAGTAGCCAGAGTAAATGCTTCCGCACCGCTTTTTGAGTCAGGTATGGTTTGGGCACCTGATACTAAATGGGCTAATGAAGTTATAGAAGAGTGTGCTATGTTTCCTGCTGGAGACCACGACGACTTAGTTGACTCTACTACTCAGGCACTTTTACGTTTTAGGCAAGGTGGTTTTGTAAAACTACCAACAGACTATGAAGATGAAATACTATACCCTAAAAGAAAAATAAGTTACTATTAACACATGGCGATAGAAAGAAACAACCTCCAAGAGGGTGGTTTACCCCAAGACCCCACTACACCAGTAGAAGAAACAGTCGAAGTACAATTACCAGAGGAGATGAATATACAAGGTCAACAGACTTCAGCTTTTGAAGTTGACCCTGCTGGTAACTTAGTACCTTTATTTGAAGAAGAGGAAATAGTAGCCACTGACCACCAAGTAAACTTAGCAGAAATATTAGACAACGATTCATTAGGTATGTTAGCTAATGAACTAATGGACGCTTATGAACAAGACAAAGATTCACGCAAAGACTGGCTTGATACTTTTACTAAAGGCTTAGATCTTTTAGGTATAAAAACGGAAGAGCGTGAAGACCCTTTTCCTGGAGCTACAGGTGTACATCACCCTTTATTAAGTGAAGCGGTAACACAGTTTCAAGCTCAAGCTTACAAAGAACTTTTACCAGCAGGTGGACCAATCAAAACTAGAGTTATGGGTAATGAAAGCCCAGAGACCATGGAACAAAGTCAAAGAGTAAAAGAGTTTATGAACTATCAAATAACAGAAGTCATGAAAGAATATGACCCTGAGATGGATAGTTTATTATTTTACTTACCTTTAGCTGGTTCTGCATTTAAAAAAGTCTACTACGATAACCTTTTAGGCAGGGCTACTAGTAGATTAGTTAAAGCAGAAGATTTAGTTGTCTCCTACGAAACTACAGATTTAGAAACTAGCCCACGTTTTACTCACGTTATAAGTATGACAGGTAATGATTTAAAGAAATTACAGATGTCAGGTACTTATAAAAACTTAGATATAGGTGAAAGTGGCGTAGATTTAGAATACAATGAAGCAAAAGAGAAGATTGATGACCTACAAGGCATACAACCACCTCTAGCAGACTATAATGAGTACTCAGTTTTAGAGTTACACGTCAATTTAGAGCTACCAGACATAGATAATTACGGTTTTGCGGTGCCTTATATAGTAACTATCCTTGAAGATAGTAATGAAATACTCTCTATACGTCGTAATTGGGACGTAAATGACGAATTATTCCGTAAAAAAGAGTATTTTGTACATTATAAGTTCCTACCAGGACTTGGATTCTATGGTTTTGGGCTAATTCACATGATAGGAGGGCTAACTAAGTCCGCCACATCAGTTTTACGTCAATTAATTGACGCTGGAACGTTAAGTAATCTACCTGCAGGGTTTAAAGCACGTGGTATGCGTGTTCAAGGCGAAGATGAACCACTCAGACCAGGAGAATTTAGGGATGTTGATGTTCCAGGAGGCACTATCCGTGACGCATTGATGCCTTTACCTTATAAAGAGCCTAGTAATGTGTTAAGTCAGCTATTAGGTGTAATAATTGACTCTGGTAGACGTTTTGCTAGCATAGCAGACATGCAAGTAGGTGATATAGGTAGTCAACAACTACCAGTAGGCACCACTGTAGCCATGTTAGAACGTGGTACTAAAGTTATGTCGGCTATACACAAGCGTTTACACTACGCTCAAAAGAAAGAGTTTAATTTATTAGCTGGTATTTTTAGTAAAAGCTTACCACCTACATACCCTTACGATGTACCAGGAGCAACTAGGGAAATAAAAGTAACAGACTTTGACGACAGAGTAGATATATTACCTGTTAGTGACCCTAACATATTTAGTATGGCACAAAGAGTAATGTTAGCTCAACAGGAACTACAGATGGCACAGGCAGCACCACAAATACACGATTTACGTGAAGCCTATAAACGTATGTACGAAGCCTTAGAGGTGAAAAACATAGATTTAATTTTACCCCCAGTTCAAGAGATACCGCCTCGTGACCCTATTAGCGAACAACAAGCAGCAATGACTGGTCAACCTATTAAAGCTTTTGAGTTTCAAAACCATGAAGCCTATATAACTGCACACAGTGCTTTTTTACAGAACCCTGCTGTAGGTCAAAATCAAGTTGCACAACTAGCTATAAGTTCTAATATACAAGAGCATCAAGCTATGTTATACAAAATACAAATAGAACAAGTGCTAGGTCAACAACTACCAGAACTTGGCAATGATATTCCCCCACAAGTGATGAATGAACTAGCACTTCTAGCAGCAGAGGCAACACAGGTGGTTACAGGTCAAGCCCAAGCTATAGCACAGGCACAAGCTAACGCTCAAACTAATCCTATAGTTGAACTAAAACAACAAGAATTAGCACTTAAAGCACAATCAGATGCCTTAAAATCTCAAGTAGATTTAGCTAAAATAGAATCTAATGAAGCTATAGCTGAAATGAAAATAGCTCAAGATAGAGAAGAATCACTTATAAAAGAAAAAGAAAGTATACGTAAATCTTACTCTGAACTATTAAAAGATGTAAGAAGTTCTGATACAATTAATAGAGGAAATTAAAATGCCAGGAATGAATAAAAAATCAATGATGGATAAAATGATGGGCATGTTGCCAGGCAATGCTATGAGGCGGAGAATGATGCATGGCGGTGAAGTCCATACAGATGAAACGCTGGGAGGCGATAGTAAAATGAAAAAGAAAGCGAAAAAAAGAGGAATGCAACGTGGTGGCGGAGCTATGAAAGATAAGCCTATGGCTATGAAACGTGGCGGAGCAGGTAAAAAGAAAAAATCAAAAAAGCGAGGTTAGCATGAAAGAAGTTAAAGTAAGCACACCTAAAAGAATTGATTTAAATAAAAAGCCTATAAAAACTGTAGACATACTTTATAAAAAAGTATTTGGTTTAGGTAAAGTCAAAACACAAGGTACTGGTGCTGCCACTCAAGGCATTAGGCACAATGCTGATTGGAGTGGTAAAGAGTAATGCCTTTATCACCCAAACAAAAAAAGTTAGCTGCAGTCGAACCACCACGCAACAAGATCACTGGTGCAGATTTAAAAGCACTAGGGTCTGGTAGAAAAGAGATGGGTCACGGTGGTGAACCTAATTCTGTTATGTGTAAAGGTCAAGGTATAGCTAAAAAGAAAAAAGTTACTAAACTTTTATAATGGCAGAATACGCTGGTAAAAAGGTTAAGCTCAACACACCAAGAGCATTGCGTAAAGGCGAGACTGGTTATGGTAAAAAACGTAAAGTAGTCTTTGTCAAAAACCCCAGCACAGGTAGAGTTAAAAAAATTACTTTTGGTGATGCTAAATTAGGCATGCACAAAAATAATAAAAAACGTAAAAAAGCATACTGTAGTCGTAGTAAAGGTTTAGGTAGTGACAGAATGAAAGCTAACTACTGGGCAAGAAGAGACTGGGGATGCTAGATAAACTAAAGAAACAAATAGCTGAAAGAAAAGAGCAATTAGTACAAACTTTAGCAAGTGGTGGTATTCAAAACTATGAAGACTACCAAAAAGTCGTAGGCGAAATATCAGGTCTGTCGTTTACGGAATTTTTAATTAGTGACCTGCATAAGGATATAGAAGATGAGTAAAGAAGTAACAGCTTTTGGCAAAGGTGGTGAACCAGTGCCTAGCACGGTTGATCGTTTTGAGAAAAAAGAAACTGATACAGAAACTAAGGAGGATTTAAAATTCACTCCTGACAGTGTTCAAGAAGATGACAGTCTAAAAGAACAACTCCCTACCCCCACAGGCTACAGACTATTAGTTTTACCTTTTAGTAGAAAGCAAAAAACTAAAGGTGGTTTATACCTAGCTAATGAAACATTAGAAAAAGAACGTATAGCCACTAATGTAGGATACGTAGTATCACTTGGTCCAGACGCATACGCTGATAAGGATAGATATCCTAAAGGTGCATGGTGTCAAGAGGGCGATTGGGTGATATTCGGCAGGTACGCAGGAGCACGAATCAAAATTGAGGGTGGCGACTTGCGTTTATTAAACGATGACGATATATTAGCAGTTATTACTAATCCTGAGGATATAGTATCTGGTTAATTTGTAGTCACGCATTATAAGGAGTAAGACATGGCAGAAGAAGCCTTGCAACAAGAAACAGAACAGGAAGAGATAACGGAAGTTGAACTCCCTGATTCTGAGGAAGAAAAAGAAGAGGAAGAAGAGGTTGTTCAAGAGGAAACTCAAGAAGAACCTAAACAAGAAGCTGATAAAGAGTCAGATGAGTTAGAAGACTATAGCGAGGGTGTTAAAAAACGTATCGCTAAACTAACTTATAAGGTTCGTGAAGCTGAGCGACGTGAACAAGCAGCAATCGATTATGCTAAATCAGTTCAAGGTGAGTTAAACAAAACTAAAAATAAACTTTCAAAAACTGATCAAAACCTATATGATGAATATAAAGGTAGAGTCGGTTCTGAACTTCAGTACGCTCAAGACCGTTATAAAAAGGCATATGAGAGTGGCGATACAGACGCCATGCTCGAAGCTCAAAAAGATATTGCTAAACTAGCAGTAGAAGAGGAAAGCCTTAAAAGGGTCAAAGCTAAAGAAGAAGAGGAAGTACAAAACGAGACACCTGTAGATGTTGAAAAAGAGATAGAATCAAATCTTCAACCTCAACAGGCTCAAGTACAAGCAGACCCTAAAGCTCAAGAGTGGGCTAAAAGGAATGATTGGTTTGGTTCTGACGTAGCTATGACTACTAGTGCCTTTGCTTTTCATAGGCAACTAGTAGAACAAGAGGGTTTTGATCCTACCTCTGATGATTATTATTCAGAAGTAGATCGAAGGATGGCTGAAGCTTTTCCACATAAATTAGGAAAAACTCAACCAAATACAGTGAACGAGGTTGTCGCTGGTTCAAGTAGAGGTTCTACTACAGCAAGAACACGTACACGTAGGAAAGTACAACTCACACCGAGTCAAGTAGCAATAGCAAAAAGGTTAGGTGTGCCACTAGAAGAATATGCTAAGCATGTTAAGGAGTAAAAATGGTAGAAGATAATAATACTACTAAATCAGATCGAAGCTCTAGATCTGCGGAAAGTCGAGAAAATAAAGCTCGTCGTAAACCATGGAGTCCACCGTCTTTATTAGACGCACCTGAACCACCAGAGGGTTATGTATACAGATGGATACGTGAATCGATGGCGGGACAACAAGATCAAGCGAATATGTCTAAACGTATTCGTGAGGGTTGGGAGCCAGTAATGGCTAGTGACCATCCTGATTTTGAAGCCCCTACATACGATGATGGTAAACACGCTGGAGTCATAGGAGTTGGTGGCTTAATCCTCGCTAAGATGCCTACAGAAACAGTCGAAGAAAGGAGAGCATATTATGCTAAACTTGCTGGAGACCAAATGGAAGCAGTGGACCACAATCTTATGCGAGAGAGTAATTCTGTTATGCCTATAGATAGACCTAATAGGACAAGCAAAGTTACTTTTGGAAGCGGAGGTTCTAAAAGTTAATTTTAGAACTTAATTTTGAATTTTTATATACATTAAAGGTGATATAAATGGCTAATGTAAATGATCCTAATGGATTTACACCAGCATACCATATGAGTGGTGGCACGATTAGACCTTCAGAATTTGCTATTGAAAGTGGAGCTAGTGGAGATATTTTCTCAGGCGATGTAGTTAAACTTACAAGTGGTTATGTTCTTCAGGCAGGTGCTACAGATGCTCCTCTAGGTGTATTTGGTGGATGTGAATATCAGGACACTACTGGTGAAGTTATCTTCACTAGAAGATTTGTTTCTGGTACAGCATCATTGGGTTCTGCAGATATTAAAGCATACGTATATACTGATCCAAACATTGTCTATGAGGCACAGTACACAGGTACTCCTACTCAGGCAGATGTTGGAAAAGTGCATACTATCTCTACAACTGCAGGTGATACTAACAACAACCGTTCGAAAGAGGGTGTGACTACAACTACCGCTAGTGGTATTGCTAAACAAGTTGGCTTCGTCGATAGACCAGACAACTCAATAGGCGAGTTCGCTAGAGGGTATTTTATATTCCCAGCTTCAACGTTCGGTAACGACTAAAGGTGATTAATAATGGCAATTAATAGAGCACAACTAGTTAAAGAACTCGAGCCAGGATTGAATGCACTTTTCGGTCTTGAGTACGATCGTTATGAGAACGAGCACGCTGAAATTTTTGATACAGAAAATTCAGACAGGGCTTTTGAGGAAGAAGTAATGTTAGCAGGTTTTGCACAAGCTCCAGTTAAAGGAGAGGGTGCTGCTGTAAGTTACGATACTGCTCAAGAGACTTTCACAGCTCGTTACACTCATGAAACTGTAGCTTTAGCTTTCGCGTTGACAGAAGAAGCAATCGAAGACAACCTCTACGATAGTTTATCTTCTAGATACACTAGAGCTTTAGCACGTTCAATGGCGAGCACAAAGCAGGTAAAAGCTGCAAACGTACTAAATAATGGTTTCTCAACTTCCTTTCCAGGAGGCGACGGTAAACCTCTCATGACTACTGACCACCCTAGCTTAACAGCTGGTGATCAGGCTAATGAGCTTAGTACTGCTGCAGATTTGAATGAAACTTCCTTAGAAAATGCATTAATTGATATTTCTCAGTTTAAAGACGAAAGAGGTATTAAGATTAATGTTCAAGCTAGGAAACTGATAGTACCACCACAATTACAGTTTGTGGCTGATAGAGTACTACAGTCTCCAGGAAGAACAAGCACATCTGACAACGATATAAACGCAATGAAGAATATGGGTATGTTCCCAGAAGGATACGTTGTTAACCATTATCTAACAGATACTGATGCTTTCTTCATCAAAACTGACGCTCCTAATGGTCTCAAACATTTTGTAAGATCTCCTATGTCAACTGGCATGGAAGGAGACTTTGAGACAGGTAATGTAAGATACAAAGCTAGAGAGAGATATTCATTTGGATTCTCTGACTGGAGAGGTATCTTTGGTTCACCAGGAGCTTAACCTTTCGGGGTAGGTATTTAATTATACCAGTAAGGGAGCTTCGGCTCCCTTTCTTTTTTCTAATATTTAACTTACAATTAATTAAACCGAGATTAATAAGTTGCACCAACTGGCTCGGCAGACTTACTCCAAAGATGGGGCAACGAGTTTAGTTATAGGAGAAAACAATGGCTAAATCAACTTTTTCAGGTCCAGTTAGATCTATTTCTGGTTTTATTACCGCAGGGAATACTTCAGTCGTAAGTTTAACAGCAGACACAACTTTAACCGTAGACAGTCACGCAGGACGCATACTTACTTGTAATGATGCTGATGGTAAATTTACTTTACCCTCAATCGTTACTACTGCACCTAGTGACCCTACAGATCCTAACTCACTAAATAATTTAGGTGCAACATTTACTTTTGTTATAGAAACTGCAGCTACAGACTTAGATATTAAAACTGACGGAACAGATAAATTCGTTGGCGGACTATATATGGGTAAAAGCGATGCAGCAGGTAAAACATTCTTTTCAGGAGCTAGTAATGATGTTATTACTTTAAACGGCAGTACTAAAGGTGGCATAGTTGGTACTATTATTAAAGTAACTGCTATCGGTTCAGCCAAGTACGCAGTAGAGGGTATTAACCTTGCTTCAGGAACTGTAGTAACACCATTCGCTGACGCTTAATATTAGGAGCTTAACATGGCAGACGCAGTAACTTCAACCACCATTTTAGATGGTGAAAAAGATTTTATAGTTCAGCTGACCAATGTAAGTGATGGCACAGGTGAAAGTGCTGTTGCTAAAGTAGATGTAAGTGGACTTCAACCACGTAAAAGTGACGGAGCAGCATGTACAGGAGTAAAACTTACTAAAGTTTATTATTCAATACTAGGCTTTACTAAAATAGGTTTATTCTGGAATGCTAGTAGTAACACTTTGTGTATGGAGTTAAACCCTAGTGCTGACGGTATTTTAGATTTTGGACCTTTTGGTGGTCTGCAAAATACTGCTGGCTCTGGTAAAAATGGGGATATAGTTCTTACAACTACTGGACACAGCTCTGGTGATACTTACCTTATAGTTTTACATTGTATAAAAGACTATGAGTAATTATGGCAACATCAGGAACTAAAACATTTGCCTTAGATATAGCCGACACTATTGAAGAGGCTTACGAACTAGCAGGGCTAGAACAACGTACAGGGTACGATGCTAGAACTGCTAGACGTTCTATGAATATAATGTTTGCAGATTGGGCTAATAGAGGAGTCAATCTATGGACTGTTGAGGAAGTAACACTTACACTAACAGATGGGACATCTTCTTATAATTTAAACGCTTTTGATATAGACATACTTTCAGCTGTAATAAGAGATAACAGTCAAAGTCCTGTAGTCGACATTGACATTGATAGAATAGGTAGACAAGAATATTTAAACATACCAACTAAGTCTACTAAAGCTAGACCAAGTCAATTTTTTGTAGACAGGCAAACTACACCAGTAGTTAAGCTTTGGCCAACACCTGATTCTAACAATTACCAACTTATATCTTATAGAATACAACGTATAGATGATGTCAATACTTCATCAGAAGACCCTGATGTACCATCTAGATTCATACCTTGTATGGTAAGTGGATTAGCGTATTACATAGCTTTAAAAAAGAATCCAGGAAAAGCTGGTTTATTAAAACAACAGTACGAACAAGATTTTAAATTAGCTGCAGATGAAGACAGAAACAGGGCGTCACTAATGTTGACACCCTCACGTAGATTTTATTAATGCCTAGAAAAAAGAGAGACCCTAAAAAAGGCACAGGTAAAAAACCTAAAGGGAGCGGTAGAAGATTATACACTGATGAAAACCCTAAAGATACAGTTAGAATTAAATTTGCAACACCAGCAGATGCTAGAGCAACTGTTGCTAAAGTTAAAAAGATTAAAAAACCATATGCTAGAAAAATACAAATACTCACCGTTGGTGAACAAAGAGCTAAAGTTATGGGAAAAACAGTGGTAGCTGGTATTTTTAAAAAGGGTAAAGAGGCGATAAGAAAAACACGTAAAAAATAATGGCATACGCACAAGGAAAATATTCAAGGGCTATATGTGACAGATGCGGTTTTGATGTAGCATATAGTGATTTAAGAAAAGAATGGACAGGTTTTAAAGTTTGCCACGAGTGTTTTGAACCTAAACACCCACAGCTAGAACCACCACACCACGCCACTGATCCTGAGGCTTTACATGAACCTAGACCCACTATACCAGCACCTACTACAGGACAAGGGTTTGTAATAATAAACAACCCTGTTGATAGTGCAGGTGTAAGTTCACCAGTAATGCAAGTTAATTACAATGACCCTATAGGTGCTTTATATAATTTATCTGCTTTAGATGGAGACGTAGGAAGTGTGACAGTAACGCTTGATGGTACAACTACTCCGTCGCCCTCTCCGTCTCCTACACCAGCACCAACACCAGCCCCATCTATTACTACATACACCATCACTGTGGTAGGAGGCAACCCATCAAATCACCCTTATCATAATGTAGGCTCATCCAATAAATTTGCTATTAATGGATCAACTGCCTCTGCTGATGTTAATTTATATTTATCTGAGGGTAGTACTTATAGATTCGATCAATCAGATGCAAGTAATAGTGGACATCCTTTAAGGTTTTCTACTACTGCTAACGGTACGCACGGAGGCGGTTCAGAATACACTACTGGAGTAACAACTTCAGGAACACCAGGATCTTCGGGTGCTTATTCACAAATAGAAATAGCATCAGGAGCACCAACACTGCATTATTATTGCACTAACCATAGTGGGATGGGGGCTACAATATATACATCATGAGTTTTACTTATTCACAATTAAAAACAGCTATACAAGACTATCTTGAAAGCACTGAAACGAGTTTAGTAAGCAATCTAAATAATTTTATTGAAACAGCTGAGGAACGCATATTAAAAAACGTACAGCTTGATGAGTTTAGAAAAAATGTAGAAGGAGAATTTAGTACTTCTTCTCCTTACCTAACTACTCCAGATGATTATTTAGCACCATTTAGTCTATCAGTAATAGATGGTAACGGTGATTACACTTTTTTATTACTAAAACAAGTTTCTTTCATTAGGGATTTTAGTCCTAATGCACTAACCACAGGGACACCTAGATACTATGCAGAGTTTGATGATGACACGTTTATTATAGCACCATCACCAAGTTCTGATTTTAAGGTAGAACTGCATTATTATTTCAGACCTAATTCATTAACGTCTGCAGGAGATAGTGGCACTACGTGGCTATCTACCAATGCTCCTAACGCCATACTTTACGGTAGTTTAGTAGAAGCATGTACGTATCTCAAAAATTACGAAGCTATACCTGTATACGAAAGCAAATTTCAAGAGGCTTTACTAGGGCTTAAAAACCTTGGTGAAGCTAAATCAACTAGAGACCAATACAGGTACGATGAGATACGGAGAGAACCACAAGCATGATTATAGAAAAACTTGAGGGCAAGAATATTGCCATAGTTGCTATGGGCGAGAGTCAATTAGATTTTCACCTTAGTTTAGTACATTCAAAAACTTACGATGAAGTATGGGGTATAAACTGCATGGGGGCTATCACTAAATGCGACAGAGTATTTATGTTAGATCCAGTTAGTAGATTTATGGATACAGATGACGCAGGCACACAAACAGATATTATGCGTAGGTGGTTGCCTGTAGCTGATTGCCCAATATACACTTGTGAACTTGATGAAAGATGTCCTTCAGCTGTTTTATATCCACTTCAAGAAGTAGTTTCAAATGCCAACTGTGCGTACTTAAACAATACTGTGCCCTTTGCTTTTGCCTTTGCTTTACACAATAAAGTTGGTAGTATTAATTTATTCGGGATTGATTTTACTTATAGAGGTAATATGCATTTTGCAGAAGCAGGCAGAGCATGTTGTGAGTTTTGGTTAGCTAAATGCATAGAAAACGGTATGACAGTAAATGTTGGGGCTAGATCAGGATTACTTGACACTGACTGTCCTATAGAAAAAAGAGTGTACGGTTATCATAGACTTGATGACCCTGATATAGTAATTTTAGATGATGAAAAAAATTACCATCAAATTAAGTTATCTAAATATAATGAGATGTTATATCA